CTTGAGAAGGTAGCTTATTTGGTGGGTTAGGTGTTTGTAATGCCAGTTTACTATATACAGCGCGTTCCAGATTGTCAATCCTAGTTTTATCGACGTTACTTTGCGCCATTAATAGTTTTACATCCTGTTTAACTTCGTTGACATCTTGCCAGATCATAATCCCTAAAAGAGATACTAGACTGGGAAATATCCACGCTTTGAATGCTGAGATGGTTGGGTTCTCTCTGGTCATTGTTTAAAATAGTTTAGCAAATCCTGCTTTTATAATCGTTATATCATTATGACGACCAAGAATTAAGGTGGTGATGAAAAGCATACTGCTTTAAAAAGTCAGTAAAGATCATCGTATTAATATCATGAGAAGCTAACTTACTTCCAAACCAATCAGGTCCATAAAACTTTGTCTTGATATTAACCATACTGCAAAGATCTTCTATAACTGGATGACCTTTATCAGCACCTATTACACCATTCATTATACGTTTTTGTTCTGGTCCCCAAGTTAAAAATATGTTGTCTAACTCTCTTAGTGCATCAAATGAATTAACTGGTTCAAAATCAACATCAATATACAAACCACCGTATTCTTTTAACAAAAACATTCTAAGTACATCTGCTTGAAAAGCGTAGTGTTTAGTTTGTCCAAAGTAATCAAATATTTCTTGCATCTCTTTGGGCATCTCAGGTAGATTATCATCTTTCCAAAACATGTATTCCCATGTAGGATTCATGCTTTTGACTAATCTACAACACCGTCTTTCTCTCACTTGCATCACATTGGGACCTACCCAAATCTGATGTATTATGTTATTCATGGTGAAGTATTCTGAAAGATACGTCCTTTAAACTCACTTGTTAACAAGCTATGTAAAGATTTTGGATCTTGAGTTTCAGTTAGTTTATGATATTCAATACCAATGTACTTAAACTGATTAATCTTATGTATTATACTAGGTATTATTTTATACTCAGCTCCTTCACAATCTACTTTTAAATACTTACAGTCAGTAGTAATATACTTATTAATGGTTTCAGTTATACAATATGATATAACACCTCCTTTTGTATACTCTGAAGATGCACCTGTATTAAATACTGGAGTACTGATCTTTATCTTATCCCCTTCCTTATCAGTAATTGCTACATTATGCAGCTCTATATCTGATAATGATAAACCGTTTAAGAGAATGTTTTTCTTAAACTGCTCATAGTTTATTTGTACTGGTTCAAAAGCTATAACTTTGCATCCAAACTTCTTTTTAACATATATAGAAAACATACCTATGTTGCCTCCTATATCTATTACAGTATCTGTTGGTAAAAGCTTTATTTGCTCTAAGCCATAACAGTCTGATTCAAGTTCCGTTGTTACGATTTTTATTGTATCAGAAGTAGTTAAATCTTCAAAAACTAAAGGTATACTTCTAATACTACCGTAACAACGAGACCTGTTATAATCCATTAAGCTTATGCTTCTTCTGAAGGCTGTAAATGCTTTGGTAACTCTAAATCTAAGCGAGTAATCTCAGCTTCGCATTCAGCTTTTGTAGCAGCAACAAATACTTCTGTTGAACCACCTGTTTCACTTTGATATGCTGCTTCGATTAAATCAATAACCTTACCACTATTATGAATCAATCTCCAGCTTTGAGTAGCCGATACAGTTTTGATTCCATTATTATCTGCTTGAATATACATTGTTATATCTTTTATATGTTAGTTAAAACTAGTTATGGCTAATTGTAAACCCTCTACCTAATAGTATAGCTTTTGCTGCTAAACCAGTGGATGAAGGAGCTGCATTTGTACCACCTGTTAAATTAATTGTACCATTGTTAGATGGATCAGTACCATTTGTACCATCTAAACTAGCTAGTAAAGTTAAAATGCCATCAACTGAAGATTGTGTTAAAGCACAATCTTGGAAGTTAATATTTGCAGGACCCCAAGAAAGACCTAATGTTTTTAGTGTACCAATAGTACCTAAAACCACATTAGCTAACTGAGAATGTCCATTATAAGATACATAAGCACTCTCATAATTAATTATAGCTGGGACACGTAACGTATTTAATACCGATGCTCCAGAACCCATTCCACTACTTACATGATACACTGATTTCCAAAGAATAGCTGATGGTAGATTAATTACTTGTAAAAAACCAGGTTCGTAAATAGAAAGAGCAGCTTGTTTTAATAGCGGAAAGTTTGATGGCCCAATCTCAGCTATAGCTGTTACACCATTAATTTGTATCTGACCATAAGAAGAAAGATCCGTTAATGATGAAAAGTTTAAAGTTGTTAATGCAGGACTATTGTTATTTATCGAAATACCTTTACATACTTGTAGTAGTGGAAAGTTAACAGTTGTTAATGCTGCACCTGAAAAATTAATACCACTCATTGGACTATCTTGAGCAATAGTATCAGGAAAAGAAAAAGTAGTAACCACAGTTGATCCAGTAATGTAAAGATCACCAATATAACGTGTATAAAAAGCTATATTTGTTGCGGTAGTACTAACGCTACTACCACCATATCCACCGTAGCCATTTGAACCAGCAGCATTAAAACTAAATGATGCATAGTTACCAACTTCTGTAGTATAAACACCGTTAACAGTCTTAGGTACAGAAGCTTTTTGTACATAAGTTGCAGTAATATCACTTCCTAATATACCATTCGCAGTTACTCCAAATGATGGAGCTGAACCTCCGCCTGATGCTAAATCTGCAATAGCTTGAGCTGTTACTTTTTTTGTAGTACCACTTTGTACTATTGGTAATACTTCTGTACCTGCTAGGGCAGATGCTGAAGCTAATTGACTAATCTTTTTATTTGCCATGTTTAATATATGTTAAATGTTATAGTGTGATTAAGTCTTCGTTTTCTGCAACTAGACTAAAGTTATCTTCTGTTAATAAAGACTCTGCTCCTGCTGCTGTAACGTCTAAGATGTTACCTTTTGGTACCGTAAGTACAGCTACTAATGAATTAGGTATAATAGCACCTTTTTTGTTTGTACGAACAACGTACTTTAAACCATCAGGATGAGTTGGTAAAACTGTAGCACTAGATATTTCTAGAGTATTAGCTGGAACTTTACCAGTAGTACCCATCATAGTACCAGGGATTGGAAACCCTAAAGCATCTTTCTGAGCATAGTATTTTAATGTTGCCATATTATATAAAGTTTTTAATAGCGTTAAGCAGTAGTTTGGAGATATGAATCAAAGCATTATCTTTGCATCCCCTTTAGAGAATCTCTACATAATAATATATTAAATATTGTACAAATAACCTAAACAAAAGTAGCCTATGATTATAAACCTCTGGACACCACTGATTCTTAACCGTCTAACACTGAATCAGTTTGTTTACTTAGATTTTAGACACAAGGGTATTATACCTCCCCCTGATCTTATTGATAGCCCTAATATTGACAAAGCGTTAATACTGAAAGGATTCATGACAGATAAAGGAGCTATTACCCCGTCTGGTATAAAAATAATAGATGAGTTCTATGCTCAGATTGAGCCAAAGAAGAAAGTCGTTATAACAAGCCAGATGAAACACCCGCAGGTAGATGACCTGTTACTTGATTATCGAGACTATTTCCCAAAAGGTGCAGTATCAGGAAGAGTACTACGTACTAGCCCAACTGATTTAAAGAAACGTTTTAATGACTTCTTTAAAAAGTATCCTGATTATACCTGGGAAGAAGTGCTTGATGCTACTGAGATGTATGCAAATACGTTTAAGAGTAGTGCAAATGGACATACTTATATGAAAAACTCAACCTACTTTATAATGAAAGATGGAGTATCTGAACTAGCTTCTACTATCGAGAGTCTTCGTGACACAGATGGTCAAGTTTTGTCATCAGGATATGTTCATGACTAGTTGTAAATGCAGTAACTTTTTCGTATTTTTATCTTCCTATGAGCTCACAACTAACAGACATTTTAGACGACGTAGTACCCTTATCGGTCATAAACCAAAAGGGCTTAGACTACATTGAGAAGCGCAAAACAGGACAGATCAAATCAGTCAAAACACCTTGGAACACAATCAACGATGTGACCATGGGAGGATTTGAGTGGGGAACTATCTCTGTTGTTGCTGCCAGATCAGGAGGTGGTAAGACTACCTTCATGCTTGAGTTAACAAGAAGTGTTCATGACTTAAACCCAACACAGGATTTTATCGTACTTGACTTTCAGTTTGAGATGACAGACGAGAAGATTGCCTTGAGAGAGTATAGTCAGAAGACAGGCTTATCCGTAAAGGAACTTGCTAGTGCAAAGAAGAAACTTGATGACAGTGTTGTCAGCTTTCTTAAAGGTTATGTAGACTACAAGAAAGAAAAATCAGGAGGTGCTGATAAGATCTTTGTCATTACAAAGAGGTGTACTGTCTCTAATATTAGAGCATATATACTTGCCATGTGGACGAAGCATCGTAAGCCAATGATTATCACTATTGACCATAGTTATCTTGTAATGATGGGTACTGAGAAGAGTGAGCTTGCAATGCTCCATAACCTTGGTACTATGATGACTGAGTTAAAGAAAGCAATACCATGCTTGTTTATCGTTCTTAATCAGATGAACAGAGATATCGAGAGTAATGAGAGACGTCAACCAGGTAAGGCTGGTAACTATCCTAATACATCAGATATCTATGGTGGTGATGCTTTGTATAACCATGCTGACTTAATGCTTGCACTAGACAGACCTTTTGAAAAGAACCTAATGATTTACGGCCCTAATAAGTACAAAGTAGAACAAGACCACGTTGCTGTTCACGTACTAAAAGCTAGAGATGGTAAATCAGATGCTGTGTTATTCTTTAGGGGTGACTTTGCAGCTAACAAGTTTATTGAATGTCCTGAACCTGATAGAGATGTTGATGCTATCAGTACTAGAAGAAGAGTAGTAAATCCTTAATAATGTTAATAAATATGATGAATCAATTAAAAGGACAGTTTAGTATACTGAACTCAGTCCCAAAAGCAGTGCCTGACTTAGGCCCGAATGTACTTGGTAAAACAAACATGACTATCGACGAGAAGAAACAGTTGTATAGTAAGCTAACACAATTTCACAAAGATGCTTTAGCTGACTATGGTTTCCCAAACGCAAAGGTTGAGTTTAAAACTATTTGGCATGACGCCACAACAGACCTAGATTCAGTAAATATCTATGGTAATCAGTTTAGACGTAACTTCTTCTTTGAGATCTTGAAGTCTTCAGATGATAAGAAAGGTTATGTGGCAATGGATGAGCGCATCTTATTTACTGTAGATACAGATTGTGCTTACTGGGAACAGTATCCATTAGCAAATGTTAACGCTAATAACTTACCAGATGCCGTAGAGAATAGATTGTATAGTGTTCCTTTAATAGATCTTATACCAGTTAATCTAACAAGATCTTCGGTATCTACTGTACAACAGTCTTGCGCAACAAGAGTACAGCATGCATATGCACCGTTACAAGATGAACCTGAACTACCAAAACAAGCATCGCTTGACTTTGAGTTAGAGCAGTTATCATCAAATGATTTCAAAGCAGAAGACCAACACTATAGTAACCTTAGTGTACTTGACTTGCTTGCAATCATTCAGTGTGAGCCAATAAGCTCAAAAGATTATCTTAATCAAGCAATAAATAAAGTAAAACAAAAAAGAAGCAAATAATGGAAGAGTTCACATTACCTATAGATAAAGTTAAAGCTGAAGTAAAGAATCCAAAGAATCTTGTTATATTCGCAAAGCCAAAAGTTGGCAAGACTGAGTTACTAGCAGGACTACCTGATTGTCTAATCTTAGACCTTGAGAGTGGTACTGACTATGTTGATGCATTAAAGATCAAGGCAACATCTGTTAGAGACATAAAAGCCATCGGTGAGCAGATCTTAAAAGCAAATAAACCGTATAAGTACATCGCAGTAGATACAATCACTGCACTTGAAGACATCTGTTTACCATTCGCAGAAGAGTTATATGGAAAGACTTCAATGGGAAAGAACTGGTTAACAGAAGGTAAGCCTAAGTATACAAGCTTATTGAACTTACCAAACGGCGCGGGTTATCCGTGGTTACGTGAGGCATTCACAAAGGTTATTGATTACATCAAGACTCTTGCTCCTCACATTATTTTAGTTGGACACGTTAAAGATACAATGTTAGAAAAGAACGGAGCAGAAGTAAATGTTCTTGACTTAGATCTAACAGGTAAGCTTAAGCGTATCACTACATCTAACTCAGATGCTATTGGGTATCTATATCGCAAGGGAAAGCAAAACTTCCTGAGCTTTAAAACAACAGATGAAATCTCATGTGGGGCTAGACCAACTCACTTAAGAGATGAAGAGTTTATGGTATCAGAGATGACACCAACCGGTCTGGTAACATATTGGGACCAAGTATTCATTTAATGTAAACAACAATAATAAACAAAAACAATCATGATTAGTACAAAAGATTTTGCAGCAGTAGAAGAAAAAGGAACAAAGACTAGCCCAATCGTAGGACCAGGAACAACAGAAGCACGTATCCTTAATGTTCAGTTAACAAAGAACCGTAGTTTTGATACTGATGGTTCAGTTGCTTTAGTGTTAAACATTGAAACTCCAGCAGTAACAGATCCAAACTTCCAAGGTTTCTTTATTAACCCTAACGATCCTTCAAGCCCTCGTCACTTAGGTCAGATAGGTCGCATCAAGTACAAAGCTTACCCAATGAAGGATAGCACTGTTACTCGTAATATGCCAGATGGTACTACAAAGACTATCAATAATAAGCGTGACAATGAGTATTTACAAGCAGTTATCAACTTAGCAAACACTTTAGGTGCTCCTATTAGAGAAGCTGTTGATAATATTGCAGCATCTACTATCTTTGATCACGTTGATGCAGTATCAAAGATCTTTGCTAACCGTTCAATGGTATTCACTATTGCAGCAAGCGGATACAAGAATGCAAAAGGTTATACTGCATATGACTTGTTCTTACCGTATGATAAGACAGGAAAGAAAGCTTATGTGTTAAAGGGTAATGAAGCTGATCTTATTGCTTTTGATAAGTCACTACATGTTAGTGAACCAAAAGAAGATAAGCAGGTTGCAGGTTTCGAACCAAACAACGATTTCAGCTTATAATATTAGTGGTTAGGTGATGTAAGAAAGGGTGGGGATTTTATCTCTGCCCTTCTTTTTTCTCCTTTAATTACAACAGGTTATGCTAAGTACAAAAAACTTAATCTCAGATGTCAAGCTCGTACCATCAACATGGATATTCGAGCACTATTGCAAGCTTCCTGATAAGCTTGTTGGTCAAGATCTTAAGGTAAAGAGTCTTTTCAATCCAAAGGAACGTACACCAAGTATGTGTATCTACTTTGATCAGAAGAAAAGTATCTATAAGTTTAAGGACTTCTCAACAGATACAGGCGGAGGAGCTATTGATTTAGTAAAGCATTTGTACCAGTGTAGCTTTGGACAGGCAAGCGGAACTATTATTGAAGATTACAATGAGTTTATCTTACATAATAATGGAGGCTTTGATGTTCAAGAGTTTAAAAGCTATAGTAAATACCGTGTTAAAGATACAACTACACGGCCCTGGACAACAGCAGATCAATACTACTGGACTAAGTTTAACATAGGCAGTAGATTACTTGATGAGCATAATGTTAGGCCCTTACAATCCTACATTATGGCTAAAGAAGAAGACGGTCAAAACAAAGAGCTTGAGATATTAGGCAAGCATTTGTATGGCTACTTTACAAGTGACAGTCAGGTATACAAGATATACCAACCCACTGTAAAGGATAAGAAGTTTATTAAGGTTGCGAACTATATACAAGGTTCAGAGCAACTAAAAGGACATGATTACTTAGTTATTACCTCTAGTCTTAAAGACTTGATGGCATTAAAATCATTAAAGCTTAGTGTCGATGTGATTGCACCAGACTCTGAGAACACAATGATAAAGCAAGAAGTCATTGATAAGTATAAGAATCAATATAAGAAGATTATTACTATCTTTGACAACGATGAGGCAGGACTTCGGGCAATGAAGAAGTATCAAGAGCACTATGATATACCTTATGTTCATTTAAAGATGAGCAAAGATTTAGCTGATGCTATTAGAGACTTTGGACCTAGAGAAGTAATGATCAATTTAGTCCCTTTAATAACAAAACACGTAGTAGATAATGAGTCAAACAACTTGGATGCACAAGCGTAAAGCTATCACTTCTCTTGATAAGCTTCCTAATTACCATGAACTAGAAGGATTCGTCTATAAGATCACTAATCTAACAACAGGTCAGATCTATATAGGTAAGAAGTCTTTGTACCATACAAAGAAGAAGAAAATCTCAGCTCGTAGTAAAGCAGAAACAAAAACGAGAAAGACATTCGAGTATATAAAGAAAGAGTCTGACTGGTTAAAGTATTATGGATCAAGCAAAGAACTATCAGCAGATGTTAAGTTACTCGGAGTTGAGCACTTCTCAAGAGAAATCTTAGAGCTATGCAAAACAAAGAAGTACTTGACATATGCTGAGTTTGCTTGGCAAGTTAAGTTAGACGTATTAAGAACTAACTCCTATAACGGAAACATACTAGGTAAATGGTATGGTCGTGATATGGAATAAACAGAATTATTATGGCACAACTACATGAGACACTGATGGGTCAAAAGCTGATATCAACAAATATACCAGGTATCCATCATGAGTTAAAACGCATAGCAGACTTATTAGAAAGTTATGTTGTAATGCAGACAAAAAAACTAAGACCTAGTGACAACAGAAGTATTGTTCTTGTAAAACCAGGTATATACAGAGTAACTCTCTGTGGAGATTTATGGACACTAGAACAAGATAGGTTCAACTCAAAAATATGGCGAGGTGTATTAGAAACTAGTGTAGGTTCAAAGAAAGTTGGTACATCAGTAAAAGCACAAACAAAAAGAGATGCTCTTATAATGATGGAAGAAAAATACAGTTAATATGGAAGACCCAATTATTGAAGCTGTTATAGAACAGATGAAGGAAGACTTTGCGATGCAGGATGTAACAGCTATCTATGAGCTACTTGAGTACCTTCCAAAGAAAAATCTATTAGGCTATCTACCAGAAGAGGTAGCAGAACAACTTAAACAACAAAAACATGGCGGACAATAAAAACATTGAAGAAGCTTGCGTTGATTTGATTGGCTTTCTTGAAAGAATAGAGTCAACAACAAATGACAAGATTACAGGTGCTGAGATACGTAACTATATGTATCAGCAAGGATACTGGTCAAAACAAGAAGAGCATGATCACAACAATGAATCAACTGGCATCTAATATGGAAGAGCAAATGTTAATGAATAGCTTCTATGAGAAGCCTTTTCAGTTTAGTTACAGTAGTCTTAGCAGATTACTATGGAGTCCAAAGTCTTTTAAGGACGTATATATCAATGGTATAAGAGAAGAGATTGTTGCTGATCACCTTATCAAGGGTAAGCTTATACATAATCTGATCTTAGAACCGGATAGCATTACAAAGAACTATATCGTAATGCCTACTGAGTTACCTGCTGCAAAAGCAAAGATGGTTATCGATAGAGTGTTTGCACATAAGCAACAGTTACAAGATGATTCAAGAGAAGAGCTTGATCAGTTTGGTGGAGCTATCTTAGATATCATGGCTGACATGAACTACTTTCAGAACTTAAAGACTGATGCTCAACGTCTTGATAAGATAATAACACTTGACCATCAAGTATACTGGTCTTTCTTAAAGATGAAGAAGGGCAAAGATCTAATCGATCAAGATACTCTAACATTCTGTACAGAAGCGGTTAATACTATCAAGAGTCATGCAGATATCTGTGATCTACTAGGCTTACACTTAGATAGCATGTCTGGTAATATTGAGACAGTAAACGAAAAGATGTTCTATATCGATAAGTTTAAAGACTATCCGTTTGGACTTAAAGGTATTATTGACAACTTAGTTATCGATCACAATAAGAAGATCATCTATATCAATGACTTAAAGACTACATCAAAGGATCTTATTAACTTTGATGGATCTATCGAGCATTATGATTACTGGATGCAAGCTGCTATCTATGTTCAGTTAGTTAATGAAAACTATGCTCATCTTATTGGATACACTATTGAGTTTAACTTCGTAGCTATCGATAAAAACTACTGCACATATGCCTTTGGTGTATCTGCTGAGAGTATTATTGCATGGACTGAACGAATGATGGATACTTTAAACAAAGCTAAGTGGCATTACGAAGAAAGAAACTACTATCTTCCGTTTGAACTTGCTAGTAAAAAAGTATATTTGTAGTATAAAACCAACATACAATGATAGACGCACACAAGATACCATCGTTATATAGCAGATACTTTCAGAAGTCAAAGACATTTTTATTACCGTTTGTTCTTACAGATCGTAAGTCAATGACTCAACCTGAGAATGTATATATAGCATGGAAAGATAGATATGCTGTAAAAGATAAGCGTTTGATTGTTGTTTACAAAGCAGGGAATAAATCCGCTGCGTTCAAGAAGGCGGAGGCTGTACTAACAGCTTCCCCTTTATTTGAATCAAGAGAAGAGTACAACGATAGGATTATCTTTATCTTTAACTTTACAAAGAAGAGAAGAGACTGGAAGTGCTTTATCGATGGTAAATATTCTATGCTTGATGAGGATGCTAAACTAGATATCCTTTACTTCTTTAGAAAAGAACCAAAAGAGTGCACATACATTAACTCATACTTATACCCTGAATACCACTTTGATCACTACGCAAGTTTACTTGATGTTGATGTTAGAGTACTTATTGATATAGGTGAGTTATGTGATAAGTATGATCAAGACAAAGAAACATTAACATTAGTTACTGCAGATTTGGAGATCTTAGAAAAAGCTGTTTAATTTGTAAAAACCAACCAACATTATGATCCATAGTATGTTTATTATCTCTTCTAAGTGGGGAGAACTTGATAGTTTTCGTATGATTCCTATCAACATTGAGTGTCCTTATGCAGAATGCATTTATGATGCTTCTCAAGGCATCTTAGCTATTATCTCGAAAGAGAAAAGACAAAAGTATCACTTCTTACCTAAGTTAGATGATCGTGGTAAAGTTATACCAGTAAAAAGAAAAGCTGGTGATCCAGAAGAGTTTACTCCTTTTGCTGAAGAAAGACGTTTGATGGAATCATCTTATGAGTATTATATTGATAATGCAGATGAGATATTAGACTTTGTTGATTTAATGCGTAGCAAAGATCAACCAGTAACTGTCAATTACGCAGATTTGATAAAGAAGTAGTTTAAGTTGCTAATGTACTAATGGGAGAGGTTCTGCTTCTCCCATTTTTTATGCACTATACACGGGGGAACAGCTTAACTGAACAACTGCATAATGAAAACTAAAGCACACTGGGTAATGGACTATGAGACGATTTG